TTCGGAGCGGCATTGTTACCACTGCCGAGAGTGAGCGCACGAGCGACAGGCTCGGTGTCGAAACCATCTGCCGGAGATTTGTCTCCGAGGTTTGCGAAAGTGACTTCCTTGTTCGGGTCTTTGTTGCTCGGAACTTTGGTATGAACAACCTCTGCACGAATGTAGTGATTGATAAGCTGTTCCGGGTCAATGTCCTCCATTGTGTAATCGTTCATAGCCGTCTTAGCGAAGTAGGAGAAAGCGTTCAGGGCCTTTTCGTTGTACTCGTCATTCTTATCCTTGATAGAGAAACGCTCGGTGTGAGTTGCGCCCTGCGCGTTCACCATCTTGATTTCGATACGACCGAAATCTTCGTCATAGGTTGCGTCATAAATGCGGAAAACATATTCCCCCTCCGGGATAATTACAAAACCGCTCGTCATAGGGATTCTTGCCATTGTAGTGTCCTCCTTAAAAAATTCCTTTTTTCGTACTGTTGGTGAAGACGATTTCCGTCAACTTCCATGCCTGTTCCTTGGTGAAACCAGCCTTAATGTAGCTGTCATACATATTGTGAAGCTCAACAGCGACTTCATCGTACTTCTCAACCTTGAGAGCTTTCATTTCCTCATGCTGTTCCTCGAGAGCTTTCATTTCCTCGGTCTGCTTCTTATGCAGTTCCATGACCTGTTCGATCAGTTCCTTACTGTTTGCCATGAATTTGTCCTCCTTAATATTCGGTACGGAGAACAACTCCGACAATTTCCTCGTCCACGAGATTTACAGGTTTCTTGATAACCAATGCAGAAATCTTCTCGTCAACGAACATTTCCACAATGTCACCACGTTCGATAAGAGCATAACCATCATTGCAGATAGCGGTCTTATCAATGCCGTTTTCGGTGGCGAAAATACGCACACAGTCCTTGATTGCGCCATCAGCAACAGGCATGACCGCTTCGACCAGTTCACAAGGCTGATAAAAGGTGTCGTAATTGATGATGTTTTCAATGAGAGAGAGCATACTCGCGCTATCACAGGCGGTTACAGTGCGAATGTCTTCCGGGACTTTCATAAAGATAGAGCCGGAGGACAGCCAACGGTCTCCGTTTTCACGAACATAGAGAATACCATCAGCTCCAAGAGATTTTACGAACTTCTTAAATTTCATAGTCTTTATCCTCCTTATTTAACCGTCATGCGGTAGGTTTCAGATTTCTTGCTGTACTTATCCAGCAATCCGTCAGCTTTCAGAGCGTCTTTATCAACCGTTGTGGTAGAAGAACGAGAGACAGTCCACACATAGGTAGAACCCTTGACCTCGACCTTCTTATCACCGTCTCGGAACTGCGACATTGCGTGTTCCTTGATAATGTCATTGATGGTCTTGAGACGTTTTTCCTTATCTGCGGTGGAAGCGGCTACCTCGTCCAGTTCCTTCTTGAGACCTTCGGCTTCTGCAATCAGAGCTTCAATATCGGTCTCCGGGGAAAGAGTGTTGGTGCGAAGTGCGGCGAGGATTTCAGCGTCTTTCTTCTCGTCATATTCCGGGGAGATTCCTGTATCGACATAATCAGCCCACCATTTCTCAACCTGTGCTACCTTATCTGCGAAGTCCGGGTAACGCTCGGAAACCTTGAACTCAACAGTGATCGTGTTCTTTGCACTCGGTTTGTACTTGCTCGGGTCGTTGTAGTCCTTTTCCTCAAGGAAGGAAGCGACCATGATTACATCGTCCACACCATACAGGTAAGCGTACAACGCCGCCTGTAATGCGTAATACTCGGGAACATCGTTCTGCCAGTCCTCCGCACGTTTTGTAGTCTTCATTTCGAGAACGGCTTCAACCTTACCGTCTTCACCCTTCATCAAGTAGTCCCACATACCGCCGAGGTGCTTGTTGTCCGGGAAGAAGTCACCCCATGTCTTATTGAAGTAATCTTCACCCCACACATCGGAAGGACGAATGATTTCCATACCGTAGGACTGCTCCATGTAACGAGCCTGTTTCGGCTCAATGGTCTTACCAGCGACAGTGTAGATAGTGTCTTCAAAAGGCTTCTCATAAGTCTTGGTGATAGCACACCACATTTCAAATGCGGTAGACCATGGGTTCAATCCGAGGATTGTTGCAAAACGAGTACCAGTGATTTTCTTGGTCTTCTTAGGAGGGGTAATCTGAATACGATTGCCCTCAATCCACTTAATGTCAGCCATTATGCCTGTCCTCCTTCCAACATACCTGTGATACGCTCAATCAGAGCTTCACAATCAGCCTTAGAAATTATAGTGAAACCTTCGGTCTGTACTGCAATCTTGGCGATAAGCTCTTCTTTGCTTGGGTCAGCGTCCTTGAGCTTCTTCAATACGTTTTTCAGACCCTTAATCTGTAATGCGGAAGCGTTATCTGCCGGAGCAGTGAGTTCCTGTTTTACTTCCTGTCTCTGTTCGGGAGTAGCCGGAGCTTTCTTCTCTACCGGAGTAGAAGCAGTAGCAGACTGATCATTGGTGTTGCGGTCAATGCTCGGTTCGATTTCATCGTTCACGCAAATATCCATTGCAATGAGATACAGATAACGTCTCATATAAGTAATGGACGAACCGAGAGCTTGCATATCATTTGTAACCTGTTTACCAGCATTGCTCACAATCGGCTGAATCTGATTGAACGGAACAGGGAAATCAATCGTTTCCTCCGGGTTATCGGTGTTCACCACGGTAAGAGTAGCCACCGTGTCGGTGAATCTTGCCACTGCGAGCAGACCCAATTCCTTGAAAATGTGGGTGATGGTAGGAACGATGTCTTTCAGCTCGAAGTATTTGAAAGACAACTGCATATTCTTACCGCTCTGATTGATGTCCGAAACGAGGAATCTTTCTCTCGCTTCAATGAGCTTCTGATACACGTTGAGGTTTATTACCTCGGTCTTCTTGGTTGTTGCTGTTGCCATTTTTGTTTTCCTCCTTGTTTTCTTTTCGGGCTTTATACCCATGAAGTCGTTTACACGCTTCTTTGCCATTTCGATGTAGAACGTCTTGTCCACATCGGTAATGCTAAGTTGATTGTCGTTGTCGATGATACAGTGTTCGGGGAGCATTTCGATTTTGGCGGTAGAATCGTCCTCGGCTTTCACCTTGTAGATTTTCCCGTACCTCTCGTCTGCTGTTGCATACACTCGGTTTACTTTTTGCACAGGCTCATTCACGCCATCGACAACGTGATATGCTTCTCTGTACTTTGCACCAGCTTTAGCGATAATCTGAAACTGGAAGATGTCTTCGCAGTTATTGATAGTATCTTCAACTGGTGTTCCTTTTACAAAAAATTTTTTCAAAGCTGTTGCTACAACCACGCACGAATTGTTGATGTTGAAAGCACCAGCCGGAGCGATACCCTTAACGAGATAACCTCCCTTGGCTTTTGCCTTACCTCCTGGTTGCACTTCAACGTAGTTATTTACGTCCTTCTGTGCAATTTTGATTACGGTGTCTTCCTCAAGGTCGAACCCGGTTCGTGACTGCCATTCCTTACAGATTTCAGTCAGCTTGTCGTAGTCCTTCTTATCGCACTCGACCATGATACCGTCCGTATTAAGCTGGACGATTCTCAACCCTTCAATCTCTTGGAAGCAGTGTTCCGCAAGCTCTAATAGGTAAAGCTGACCGCTGATACACACCGAGCGTCCCATGAGAGGGTCGAACAGGTCGTTGTACTGATTCAGTAAGCAACCGTAGGTTGTGTTACACACCAACTTCAAAGCATTGGCAGTGTGCTTGTCCCCGGCAGCTTTGGCTTGCATACGCCGCTCGAGAATGTCCTCATAAATCTTCGGAGAAGGAATGTTCCGGCTCGTGTAACCATTGATGGTACACAAGTGAGGGTAGTAAGAACCTACGTCCTCATTCCATATTCCCCGGGTATCTGATTCCTCCCAAAAGAAGTTTGGAATCGCACCATGAATACCGCCATATCCGAGAGTGACAGGACATTCACCAATCATCAGATTGAACTTCCCTTTGAAAAGCTCACTGTCCGGGATTGTTTCGTCATACATTCTGTCAAAGAAAGCGAACACTTCCGGCGGTATGTATTCCTTACGAAGATTGTCCGGGTAGACATATTTACGTTCATCATCGTGCGGCTTCTTGGTTGCTTTCAGCATTGCCGCAGTCAGTTTGGCGTTTGTCATTCCCATTGCCTTGACTTCATCAAGTCCAGCCAGTCTACCGAGGTTGATTTTGTTCTTGAGATAATCTTTACGAATATCAATCAGCTTCTCGGCAGTATCAACATCATGGTCGCAGTAGAACTCGGTTTCTCGCTTTTCCTCCTCTGTAAGAGGGCGGTCAATGTCAAAGGGGATTGAACTTTCCTTTACCGACATTCCGAGGTGTCCTTCGATAGCTTTCAGAGACAAGCCCATCTGCGTATCGTCTCGAATATCTACATTATTGAAATTGAAGTAGATACCATTCAGAAGCGGACACTGCCAGCCTTGACCTCCGGTAATAATGAAATCGTTGACCTGTTTAATCTCTTGAGGTGAAAATCCGGCTACTATGGCTTTTATGATGTAAGAATCATAGTGTTTGGAGTTAAATCCGATATAGATTGTTTCATCGTCCAAACAAGCCTTGAGAGCTTCGTTATCGTCCCAAATGCGAGTAAAAATCCCGGTCTCTTTATCCTTGAAAGTGACGAGCCAGTTATAAGCAAAGACTTCACAGTCATACGATACTAAACGCATGGTCTCGCCCTCCTTCCCGGAGTAAGAGCTTCCTCAATCGTCCAACCGAGTTTAAGTCGATTTGTGATGGTGGTTCTCGGAATACCTGTCAACAAACTCCATTCTGTAATAGTGTGAGATTCCCCTTGAAACGTCAGAACATGATTACTTGACTTATTACTCTGCTGATCTGACATAGTTATCCATCTACAATTATTGGGCGAATATCCCTCGGAAGGATTTATGCGGTCGATAGTCAACCCCGGCTTATATCCGTTGTTTATCGCCCATTCGTAAAAAGATTCGGGGTTTTGCCATTCTTCACAAAGGGTTATTCCTTTTGCACCATACCAACGATAACCTCGACAACGAGGATTGATACATCGTTGTTTCATGGTCTGCCATACACTGTACAAAGGTGTTTTGCTTAACCCATGTATCAAATGACCGTTAGGATTTCCCATTATCTTTACCTCCTTCCTCTATAAAGTAACAACCGTTCTTTCGATAGGTCGTACATCGTTTCTTGTATGACTTCACAAGGTAGGCTATATCGTCTACGAAATCATAGGCTATCGGATTAGCTTTCCCCTTAAAGGTTCTTGCAATTCGTCCGATTGACTGTGTTACCACAGCGTAGTCCTTTTGAGGGGTGGTGAGGTACAAGCGTTCCAGCCTTGGAACGTCCAAACCTTCCTTTGCCAGTGAGTAGGTTGCAAAGAGATATTTCTTCTTGCCGCTCCTCATGTCCTCAAGAGCCTGTTCTCGTTCGGCTTTGCCCTTCTTGGTTGTCATTTTTCCACTTATCATTACAGCGTCTTTTCTCATGTCAGCCGGGAGCAGATTCATAATCGCTTCGAGGTGATTGAGCCTGTCTGATAAAATCAGTGACGGTCTTTCCTCGATTGCCCCAGCAATCAGAGCATTACGTTCTGTGTGTTCGGCGAGGTAGGTAATGAGCTTGGTGTAATTCAGCGTTCCGTCCGTATTAAGGGCTTCCCGGCTTATCTGCACCCCTGTACCGACAGGACAGATACCTACCTTCATAATTTTGTCTGCCACAGCTTCGTCCGGGACTTTGTAGGCAACTTCACCGACAAGAGCGTATGTTGCACCAATCATTCCGTCTGACCTGTGGACGGTTGCCGACAATCCGTACTTATGTCTTGCCGACAGGCTGTTTAAGACTTTCTGATACTGTGTCACTGCGGTAGGACTACCGCTGACCCTGTGTACCTCGTCTGTGATTATGCAATCCCAGTAATTACGGTACTGTGCAAGGTCGAGCTTACACATGGTCTGTATCGTGGCGAAGGTGATTCCCTCACCGAGATTGACCTTACCTTCTGTGATAGTACCCATGAGGTCTTTACTCATGTACAGCTCTGCACGTTCCCGGCTCTGCTTAATAAGGTCGAGCGTGTGACAAAGCCATAGTGTACGCCGCTTCAATCGTGCGGCAAGTGCAATTCCAATTTGCGTTTTACCGCTTCCAGCGGCACTCTGTAAGATTCCATACTTGGCGGCTATCATTGCTTGTACAGCAGTTTCTTGATAGTCATAGAGCGGAACTTCTGCGGCGAAATCAACCTCCACAGGGGCGGCAAATTCGCTCACGAAGATTGCATTGTCGGTAATCTCTTTGGGGATAGAGCGAAGTGTCCCAAACGGAAGCACCAGTGTTTTTCCTCTTACTTCGTATAGAAATAAGACTTTCGGGGTATCACCCAGCCAAAATCCCATACGAGCTTTTTTCGCATATTCCGGGTTCGGTACGGTAAGATTTTTCCTACACCATGCAATCATTTCCTGTGTTGGATTCTCGACAGTTAAGGTATTCGATACGCATATCAACATTTCTTCAACCACCTTTCCAGCGGCACTCCGTTTTCTCTCATATCTTTCAGATTCAGAGAGGATTGAGCATAGGAGAGAGCCACCATATTGAAATGTGGTATCATAATGATTTCATTGTTGACCTTGAGTGCGAACCAACCTTCACCATTTCCACACTGTTTCCACAGCTCCATAGCGAAATGCTGGTTTTCTTCCACTCGTGAGAGTGAGAAGCGTTCGTGCGTACACACTTTGCAGTCAATAAGATATGCTGTCTTATCTCTTACAGCGATAACATCTGCTGGTTGTCCGGCTTTGTTCTGTGCCATGTTATGTACCCACAATCCATTTGCGGATAATATCTCGCAGAACTCGGCTTCAAAATCATTACCAACCTTTTTGTTAGTAGCCATATTCTTTCAGCACCTCCTTGACGGTGGAGTGAACGTCTCTATCGTCCACATAACTATCAAGGTCTCGAATGAGTTCTGAAAGCTGTTCAATTTGTTTCTGATAGTAATTCGCACAATCCATTCCCATGTGCTTGTCAATCAAATCCTCAAAATCCTTCGAGGATAAGATAGTTTCGGGTCTGCCATTATTTAGCGTCAGCATTTGCGGCACTTTCTTTCACCTCCTGTTCGTATACAGACATAAGATTGAGAATACTCTCGCTGTATGAGGTGGATTTAATACCGCTTTCCCATGCTTTCTTCGCTCCATACTCACCCATGTTGTATGCCATCAGAGCTTTGTTATAGTCACCGTCATAGGCTTTTATGTACGAACCAATCACTTTCACACCACAGAAGACATTTTGATAAGGGTCGAGCATATCTGCCGCCCTATATTGTTCTTCCAGTGTCTCGTGATTGATTTTGTTAATCTGCATGAGACCATAATCGCCAGTGTCGCTCACCGCTTCCGGGTTAAACTGACTTTCCTTATCAATCATTGCAATAACGAGTGATACAGGAACTTCTTCGTCAGTGCATACCTCGTAGATGTATCTCTGTAAGCTGTGCGAGAGCGGTACATTATAATAGGTAACGTCCTCAAGTGTTGGGAGCTTATCGCTGTCATACGCCGGGACTTCAACGGTCTTTGTGAGAGTTACCTCTTTGACCGGAGCTGTATGTCTGCCAATGAATAGACCAGCGATAAGTCCGATTGTCACCAGCACTGCGAAGATTGCGTAAACTTCGATAACAGCTAACTTGTGGCGATTGATTCTTTTTGTTTTCTTTGTTCCTTTACATTCCGTAGCCATTCCTTAAAATCCTCCTCATTCTTCGGGTCTTCGTAAAACTTCATTACGATACCCACCAATAGTCTTGCGAGGTCATTTACCTGTGTATCTGACAAGCTCATTCGTTCTCACGCTCTTTGAGAATTTCATCGCAAACAGCGAGAATTATTTTGGCTTTCGGATAGGTGTAAACACCTCGGAGAATACTTGACATCATAGGCGGTTGAACTGCGTAACCTCGCTTTTGCAATTCCAACATCATGTCTACCTGTGTCATTCCGATTTCAGCCATTCTCTCTTTTACGTTCACGTTATCTACCTCCTTCTTTCGGTTCTTGAAATCAGAATTGCTATTGACAAATTGACGAATTATTGTTATTATTCTTATTAGACTACAACAATACTCAACTTCCCGAAAATGCCACTTTTCGAGAGGTCGGTTTCTTATTGCCAATTCGTGTTTTCTGAACTTCATGCTCTTATTCTAATTCTTATTATGCGAATTGTCAATAGGAAAATTCGGATTTTACGAATTTATTTTTGCAGAGGAGGAATCGCTATGACATTCGCAGAGAATATCAATCGTATCTGT